TACGTGTATTCCGCGTTCAGGGCACGCTTAATAAGCGTGATGGTCTCTTCCTTCTTGTTGGTGCCGTACACGGACGGAGCGTAACCGTGGGCGCGGCCCCCATCGGTGCTCAGGTCTGTGCTGTTCGCGCCGATGGTCAGCGTGTCCAGACCGGTCTTGTTGAACAGAGGCCACAGGCCGGACCCGCGGGTGTTCAGAGCATCCTCGATGACGGAGATGGCTTCGGTCGGAATCAGCTTGGTCACATCACTTTGGTTGATGCCGAACGAGGCGGTCTCGCCCATCTTGGAGGCGACGGTCTTCGCCCAACGATCGTTGAACGCCTTCACTCCGAGGTTGTCGGTGTCGCGAAGGTCGCGTTCGAAAGCCACGAGGGCGTCTTCGGAATCAAGCCACGTCTTACGGTCGTGACCGAAGGTGGCGACATTGCCGGCCGGCTGGGAGCCAGGCGGGACGATACGGTTGAAGCTCATACCGTTTCCTTTCTTACTGTTGGAAGACGTGACCGGATCCGGGTCATCGGAAGTTGGCGGAACATCCGTGCCGCTGGGATCATCCCCGGATTTCTCGATGTACTTGGCGATGGCCTGTTCCACCGCATCGGAAATGATGCCTTCCAGTTCTTCCGCCTGATCGGAGGTGAGGTCGAACTTGGAGGAAATCTTGTCGTTGATATTGGTCATGGCATTGTCTCCCTCATGTGAGTTGACGCTTCGGAGCACGGCCCTTCGGTCGGCCCCCTTGTATACTACGCTGATTTCGACAAGCTGCGCATTCGTGATGACGCCATTCTTGTCTGGTTCGTGGAAGTAATCAATACTGATGCTGAACGAGTTGGTGAGAGCCCCATCCTTCGCCAACTGGTAGACAAGTTCGCCGGTCTCCACGGTAGCCAGCTTGGCTACGGCCTCAAGACCGTCTTCGTCTACGGTGAGCTTAGTGACGACACCGGCCTGCTTTCCGATGTTCCACGAATGGTCGATGAGCAACGGCAATGCCAGCTTATCGTCATCCGTGAGCTGCGATACGAGCTTCTTCGAACCGTCGATGAGCGGCGCTTCGAGGGTGCTCAGGTCAACGGTCAACCCGTTGTCCATCCGCTTACCGGAATTAGCTAGGAACACCAGCTCCCTTTCACCGGATAGTTTCGCACTGCTTCCGGCGTCAAGGTTCAAGCTGCCCATAGTATCCCCTTTACTGTCGTGCGCGGTCTTGAATGGCCTTATGCGCGTTATCACGCCCATGATAGCAAGCCAAACCGACGATTTCATAATCACACAGCGACTTACAGTTCGGGCATTTGAACTGCGCGTGCGAACCGGTCTCCAGCTTTCCAAGGAAACGTCCGCATTGCTTGCATGGAATGGGAATCATCATCATTCATCCACCACCTTGAACGTGGCGACGCAACGGCACCTCGGATGCCCCGAAGGCGTCTGCATGTCCACGAAATCGTTCGCGTAAATCTTGCCGTCGATGACCTGCACGCCGCCCACCGGCATGAACGATTCCTCCAATGGAATCGCCTTGCCGTTCTGCGCCGCACAGAAGGGGCACGGGTCCGAGGCGGTCGTGTTCCACACCTTCACCATCTTCACGCTCAGGTTCGTGGACAACGCCTCAGCCGAAAACAGGGAGCCTATGCGCTGCGCGTTCACCAGTTCGTTAAAGGCGAGGAGCTTCGCGCGGTCACCGTCAACGAAACGGTTCAACGCCTTCTCGATGTCGTTCTCGGTCCACTCGTTCGCGTTTGCTTCGGCCAACAGCTCCTGAATGGCGTTGCGGCCGTTCGCCGTGAAATCGTCGGCCACATGGGTGACACGATCCTTATAGGCGGCATGGTAGTCGGCAGGCAGTTCGTCCCACACGTACAGTTTCGACACGTCAACGCCGTATGAGTCGAGTATGGCCTGCACGTCCGGATGGGTGGCCGCATACTCTTTGACAGCCTCCATGAGCGGCTTTCCGGTCTTCTCCGCATACGTCTTCACCTGCGGGACAAGCGCCTCAAGCATAGCGTCGGACAGTTCCGTGGAGATGACGCCATACGGATCCTCGTACCCGCCGGACGCAAACGAATCGGAACGCACCCGGGAGATGATTTTCCTCAAGGCTTTCTTTGCCCCTCCAAGGGCCATATAGTATGCAACCCTCTCACTAGGTCGGATACTGTATGAAAACCCGTCAGAGAGGCGTACAGACCCTTTTTTGGACGTACTGAGAAGACTCCCAATCTCAGCAAGGTCGTTTTCGTCATCATCGGACGGGTCATCGTCTTTTGGGAGCGCGTTCGCCGCCGAACCGGGATTGATGTTCAACGCCGGCGTCGTATCCTTCATAGTCACGCCAAGACGGCCCCACGAATCATCCAAACCAAGCGCCTTCGCCACGGCAACCGGATCGCCGCCATTGTTAACCAAAGCGAGGAACGTCGTGGCCTTCACGTTCTCGGTGTCCGCCTTCGCCTTCTCTTCGTCCGTGCGGGTCGGCACGTCCAGGTCGAATGTGATGTCGTATCCGAGTCCACCGGTAAGACGGTCCAGCTCGAACTTGAACTTGTCCCACACCGACAGAAGAAGCGGGTAAAGCGTGTTGTCCACAAACGTGCGTTCCGCCTGTTCCGCGTTCGCATACGTCTGACCCGAATCGATGCCGCGCACGATATCAGGCACGGCCAGAGCGTTCGCCATGCGACGGTTCACGATATCGTCGAGGCTGGCCAGATCAAGACTGTCGTTCGCCTGCTGAAACGGCGTCCACGAAATCTTCGACACGTCCGAAGGCTTGTTCGTGGACGGGTCCACCGGAACCATGTTGTACAGAACGCCGTTCGCGTTATCCGCTCCCCTGAAGCTGTCTTCGATACGCTGCTTATTGCGCTGGAAGTCCTGCGGGTCGTTGGACACGATGCTCAGCATTCCGGCTGGCACCGCCCCGTTGCAGAAATACCCGCGCTCGTAGTCGGCGATGAAATCGTCCACGCTAGCCCACTTGGATACGGTCATGCCTGGTGACACGGTTCGAGTCGGGTCTACCGGATGGCGGCTGTATGCGAGGCTGATGATCTCGTTCTGGGTGAACGTGCGCGTCTCCACATCACCGTCCGGCAATGCCACGTCCGCCTGCACCGTGTACGTGGAACGGTTCGAGGAATATGCACGAGAACCTTGTGGGAGAAACGTGTAGCCGGCGATGTTGTCCGGCTTGATGTCGCCGCCCGGCACGATGGTGTTGCCAGAGCGGGTCCATACGAGAATGTCCAGATACGGTTGCGTGAGGATGCTTTGTGCGATGAAGTGCGCGAACTCACGGTAGCTGAACATGCTGTTAGGCGTGTAGAGCGCCTGCAATGCCGCAGGTTGCGGATCCATGCGCTCGCCGTCCGCGCCGATGGCGTATGGCACGACCGAGCTGAAACGGTTGGCTATCGCCGTCGTGTACGGAAACAGGTTGTCGAACGTGTCATGGAACGGGATGGCGTTGAAGCCAATGCCCTTCCACCCGTACCCCAACGGTGTCATCTCACGGCTGGGAGCATCCGCCCTTGACAGCCTGCTTGTGGATACGCCGGCGCCGAGCCAACGTAGGAAACTTTCTCGAATGGACATTGCCGACCTCCAAGGTCTTCGTGGCTGATGGTTCACATCTCGATTCTAGCAACCGCCCGACACAAGCTGAGAGGTGATGTTAGATGTTAAGTGTCACAAAAGGGCTGGGTGACTTGGGTGGGTTACTTGGGGGTTTATCTTTTATATACTCTTTTTTTTTTCTTTTTTTCTTAAGAATTTTTGGACAGAGTAGGTGGTCACCCAAGTTACCCACATTGACTTAGCCCTACTCTCGTATGTCTTTAGACCGGGTGACTTGGTGGGTGACTTTGGGTGACTTTTGCTTCAAGTCCCCTAATGTTTCCTGAACGTTACCTGAAATTCGGGGTCAAAATGGGTAACTTAGGTGACCTAAAAAACCACCTCACCCAATGTCACCCAAAGTCACCCCACCCCGAAACGAACATAAAAAATGTTCATTTCGTGTTACACAACCACGTTCCATGAAGGCATCCTCGGAGGTCTGTACGCGGATAGGAGCACCGCATCCGCAAGGTCAGGGGACGCGCCGGCCACGGCCTTGAAGTCCGACTTAGACTCGACCGCACGCCTGCCCTGCGCATCCAGCTTCCAGCCACGCCCCGTCAGTTCGGCACACAGATCCTCAAGCTGAGGCATCGCCGCATTCAAGTTCAATTCATGTCTGGAAATTGAACCGGCGAAATTGAACCACATCTCACTGTTCGCATTCGGATACTTGCGCGGTTCAACGGCCTTCTGCGCGAAGTTCACACCCACCACAGGCACGCCCCACTCGCGCAACAGGTCGGTCACTCCGCCACCCACGCCGGTATCGTCCACATGCACGGCGGTCGCGTTCACCTCCACCGCATACGCCTTCACACGCCGCGCCGTCTCCGGTATCGACGCATGACGCCACGAGTCCACACGCCACACGACATTCCCCCAACAATCGGCCATAGCGGTACGGTCGTTGCCATACCGGGCGATATCCACGCCAAGCACATGCGAGGAGTTGGAAGGCGGCGTGTCCGTCAACGCGGCGTCAAGCTCGGTACGGCTTATGATCTGGTTGTTCGTCGTGTTGTACGGACGGCCAAGCCATGTGTGCGCGAACTCTGGGGAGCCTTCCGCCGCCTCGACCTGAAGGCGAATCGTGTCGTTCAGCAAGCCGACCGCCTCCATGTCCTTGTACGTCGTATGACAGTAGTAGGTCATCGCCTTGTCACCCGGCGTGGGACTGGACACGAACCGGCGCATCACCGGGTCATCCTCGGTCAGCGGGTTCCATGTGAAGATAAGATACGATCCTTCCTTGCGGATGGTCGGTATAAGCGTCTCTAATGAGGGTTTCGTGATGGTCTGCGCTTCCTCCACCCAACAAATGTCCACGCCTTCCGTGCTCTTGATGGTCTGCTCGTTGTTGTGCAGACCCTTAAACATGATGACGCTACCGTTATCATGCCTGATCTCGTCACGGGTCACGGTGAACCCGGCCAGCCCGTACCCGTCGATAAGGTCCACGAGAAGCCGTTGCACTGATTCCGTGATACTGTTCTGGAACTCACGGGTGCATAGGACACGGGTGCATGTCATCGAGCAACGTAGCAGAATGCTTATCGCGGCCGTCGTGGACTTGCCGGACGAACGACCCCCGCTCAACGCATAATACCGGTACGGTGATGTTTCCTCGCCTTGCAGATACCAGAATAAAGGACGAAACGGTTTCGGCACTTTCAGGCGCTTCTCCATATTGACCTCCAGAGAATGTTGAAGCCCGCCGTCCAGCGGCCTGAAGCCAAGGCTGGAAGGCGGGCTTTCCTACCATCGATTCTAGTCGAGCAACAGCCGAACCAGATCATCCAACGTCATGCATACGAGCTGTTCGCCCATGCGATCTGGGGTCATGCCGATTCCACGACGTTTGACCACGGCCACGCCGCACATGGCACCGTAATGCCCGGCCTCCGCCCTAGCTTCGCGTAGGTATTGCGGTATGCGTAGCGTGGCCTCGTTCTTGCATTCCACGGCGACAAGGCTACCGGCCCTCGTATGGACGTTTCCCACGTCGCCCCTATCCTTGGAGCCACCCATAGGTATACGTTCCACAGCGGGCTGATTAAGGGTCTTTTTGAGGTAATCCACGGTCGCCTGTTCAAAACTACTCCCCGCACGCTTTGCGGATGTACGGTTTCTGGACATTCCTGTGCTCCGTTTCCTTCACATGCTCCAGCATGGTGAAATAGCCATAATACGTGTTGCCGCATGAACACGTGTATGCGATGGTGTCTCCGAACACCTGTTCATGGTCGATGTGATGCCTCATTTCTCAATCTCCCTACTGTCATCCGGGAACTCGACCGTGATCTGAGGCGGGGCGGCAACCGATACAGCCTGTTCCACCGCCTGCAACGGTCTCCCGTCGATACGGTCGGACAGTTTCTCGATGGCGTCGATACGCGCCTTGCCTTCCAGCAACATCGCATCATTGATGGCGGTCAGAGCCATCATCTGCGCCGTGGTCAACCCGTCTTTCCTGGACTCTTCGTCCAACTGCGCGGCGGTCATGCGAAAATATCGGCGCAGTTGCTCCGGGTATGAGTCGGCCGGATTCCAACGACCGGTGCGGTTGATGGTCCACGGCCTGTCACCAAACCCGCCCTTGCCGGTAGGATTGGCATTGTATTTCTGCTGATGCTTGCTTTTGACTGGCATACTCTCCTCCAATCAGATAAGCCGTCCATTCTATAGGATACTTTGAGAATGGACGGCATGAACGTTTACTCTTCGGCGGCGATACGCTGCCAGTCAACACCGGACAGTCTCAGCGTCCGCAACGCCTCCAGTCCGGCTTCCAACGCTTTGATTTTGTCGGACGGCAAGTCTGCCAGTGGATTCGTGGATGCTATCAGCGGGAACCCGTCAAGCTCCAGTTTCACGTCATCCCAATCCCATGTCGTACTTCCGGCCGGGCATGGTACCGGGATCCACTCATGCGGCCGTATCTGTATGAACCGGCGGCCTGTGACCGTGTAGTATTCACCGAGACCGGTTGGCTCGTTCTCACACGCGGTGTCCACGATGCTGAGGGCGTGCGCGGCCGTGATGTTCAGTGCGGCCCGCAGTGCGTCAAGGGCTATCGTGTAGGTGACCTTGCCTGAGTCGTAAACGCCTTCCGGGCTTGACTTCCAATCGGAAACGTCCACGCTGTCATCCAGTCCTTCCCATTCGATTTCGCAGAGTGCGGGGAGAGGCGAGCCGGGGAACGGCGCATATGAGTCGTCGCCGGTCAGGTGAATACTTTCACGGTCGATCCGGTTCGGGATGATGACCGTGAAGACGTTCTGTCCCTGACCGCTTTTCACGCCGTCATGCAAAATCTTCACGGTGCGGACTCCGGTTGGCGAGTCGGTGTCGTAGCAACATGCGTACAGGGTATCGCCTTCACGGTCGAGTCGGTAGCATCCCACGTAACCGTCCGGTTCGACCAGAATGCAGATGGCGCGGTTCAGGTCGCGGGCATCCTGCTTGTGCTCCCAGTCGAGCGTTTTGTATGGCTGGTGGAACGTGACGCCGGGATTCAGGTCATCCCGGCCTTTGATGGTGAGCGTGCCATTCTGGTCGATTGACCAGTTTCCCGCATAAGCGTTCAGATGGATCGCGTGGTTGGTGTGTGTCATGGTGTGGGGTTCCTTTCCTTAGATTACGACGCCGATCAGCGTCTTCCAGAATGTTAAGACAGCGAGGATGAGCAACACCGGAATCGTGATGGCTGTGATGGTTACCGCCGCGAGTATGAGATGTCCGACGATGGTTCCGACGAAGCGGGCTATCGGGTGATCATGTTTCATTTCCTTGGTTTCCTTTTCTGTCCGGGGTGCCGGTGTTTCCATACGCGGCAGGCGTTGGAGCACGTGTTACGGTGTTGTGCGGTGTCCGGTAGTGGCTTGCCACATACGCTGCACACGTTGCGGTCGCCCATGGGGAATGCTGCCATGATGGTTTCGAGTTTCATTGGGTTCACCTCCCTTGCTGACTCCAGTGTAACACCTTGTAACGACTTATCCCTGTTTTTTCAACAGTTTCCGGCATTGTCTCAAGTCCATCGTGCCCAAGCCCATCGGATAGTAGTAGACGCCGCCCCACACGCCGGTCGCATGGGCGCGATGCTTCTTGTCCGGTCTCCCCACGCCGTCCCATTCGCCGAACCGTGCGCATTCCGGTTTCACCGGGCATGTTTCGCACGTGGATAACGCCACTTCGAGTTCGGCGAGGTTCATCGAGTCGGGTACGAACAGATCAGGGTCGAGGTCACGGCATGCTGCGGAGCGTTGCCAGTCGGTTTTCATAGGTTGCCTCCCAGATACGAGAATATCCCGCCATCCAGTGTACGGGTGACGGGATACATGCCTCTGTAGGCGATTCTTTGGGGTCTCTAACGGGCGTTCCGGTTGAAGCCGGACAATGTGTAGTACTTGGTCGCCATGAGCTTGCTGAGAGCGTCTTTGAAGCTCTGCGGAATAGGCTTGCGGCCGTAAAGGTAGTCGCCCACCGACTCTTCGTCGCAGTCGCACGCATCGGTCAGTTGGAACACGTCGAACAGCTGCATGCCGTTGGCGGCGTACAGGATGCTGAACGCGGTTTGACGGGTCGTGATTTCCATTGTGGGTTCCTTTCCTGTTATCACAGATTCCACTTGTCGGGGACGGCCTGCAACACCCAATCAGGGGTGAAGCCCTCACCGTCCCGGCTGTGGGACATGTAGTGGGTTTCCATGTATCGTTCGCGGACGGGCGCACCGGTGGTCTGGTATGTGATTTTCTCCACCACGTCCCTGACGCCTTCGCCATCCGAGTCCTTCACCCATCGCCGGTCGAGAAGCTGCCTGAGTTGGATGGATCCGTTCGGTAGCGTGCTTCGGTGTGGGTAGTCCGGCATGGTGCGCATGAACGCTTTTCTGTCCTGTGTCATCGTGGGTTTCCTTTCCTTGGGTTGACGGTTACGAGTGTAACACCTTCACCGTCGTACGCAAACCGCCTTCACGAAAAACGCCATACAAGGACAACGGGTGACTTGGGTGGGTTACTTTGGGGTTCCTACTATATATATATTTTTTCTTGCCAATTTTCCTTTAAAACGTATTGAAGAGAGTGGATGGTTAACCAAGTCACCCGATATGCTTCAACGCCTTACATACGTAGGTCTGACCTTGGGTGACTTGGTGGGTAACATTGATGTTCGGGGTGACTTCGCATGTCACCCGATTATGTGATGGAATTGTAAAAGGTGACTTGAAGTCACCCGAAGGTGACATCACCCCGCTAACATGGGACATGTCACCCAACCAGAAAGGAACTCACATGAGCACCGAAATCACCACCACCGGCACCAAAGAAGCCTCCGTGGAAGACAAGGACACATCACGCAAGCCGAAAAAACTCACCGACAGCCAGCTTCTCGACTGGCTCGAAGATACGTTTTCGGGGCTTGTGGATGACACCACGGGCGCATTGCTCGCGGTCGCAAAGGATCGTTGGATTGCAAGCCCGGTCACCGATGACGCTGCCGGCCTACTGTATTCACAGTCAGTCAAACTCGGACGCGCCGAAACCGGATACCTGCCCACGCCGAACGCCATCAAGTCCGCCATCGCCGGTTTCAAAGCCGGAAGCGGCGATTGGCCTGTCCACCCCATCCCCTACCGCATGACCCGCGTGGGAGACGAAATCTGGGTGGACGGCGGCCAGCCTCGCGAACACGACCGCACGGTGTGGCATATCACCCCCGACATCATCGAGGAACTGGACCGGCCTGCGCAAGGCGTCGTGTTCCGTCGCTCACGTCGCACCGCGCCCATGCCCCGACCCGACCTCGATGTGGACTGGGAGCGGAGCATGGCGGATTACGTGAAGCTGTTCCCCGGCTTCAATGAAACGCAGATCAAACTGTCGTGGCTGTGGGACGCCTACTGTTACGCGCATCCCAGCGAGAAAATCCCCATCAAGAACCTGTCCGGCCCGGCCGGCTACGGCAAGTCGTCCGTAATGGACACCGATATCCTTCTAGTGGACAACGCGCTCGCCGTCAGTGGCGGCAACCGTGGCGTCCGCCTCCGTGAGAAATGCGATGACGATGACCTTGCCTCCGTGGCGGCGCAAAGTTATCTCGCCGCGTTCGACAACTTAAGCAACGTGACCGAACACAGCGATCTGCTCACCAGCTTCAGCACGGGCGGCACGCTCGCCAAGAGGCAACTGTACACGGATGCGGAGATGGCAAGCGTCACGATGCTCAAACCAACGATTCTGACCGCCATCACGTTGCGTGGCGTCGGCGCCGACCTTGCCAGCCGGTTCATCGAAATCACCGCCGAACACAAGCCGCCGTACAACGCTAACTGGGAGTCGTGGCGGGACGGTCTCATTCCCGGCATCCTCGGGGGCATGTTGCGGTACGTGCAGACAATGCTCACGTTCGAGAAGACCGTGCCCAACCCGTCCGTGTCCACCCGTGTCGCCGCATTCAGCCACTGGGTGTACGCCTACGACAAGCTCACCGGCGAAGACCTGCTCACCCAGTACGTCGCCAGCACCAAGGACAGCCAGCTCGACAACGCCGACGCCTCCACCGCCGTGCTCATCATGGTGGACATGGCCCAAGAAGGCGTGTTCGCGGAAAACGACACGTGGACCATGGGAGACTTGTTGACCGCCATGAAGCAACGTCAATTGGGCAACTTCGACAAGTACGGCGGAAGCTTGCCGAACAGCCCGAAAGGCTTGGGTGACAGCCTCACCCGCAACATGGACGCCTTGCTGCTGTACGGCATCCAGATCGAGAAAACCGGCCGCAAGCTCCACGGCCGTCCAACCCGTCGCATCGTCTACACGGAACCGGTGGACGTCGCCGAACCAGCCATGGACACAGTGCCGGCCACGACCGCCTCACAGTCCGTCTGGGACATCTAAGGTGTTACACTAGGGGTGTGGTCAATCACCCGGCCACACCACATTCACATAAGGAGAATCACAATGCTGTTCACATGCGCCGCACCCGAATACATGGCCGAAGGCTGGAGGGTCATACCGCTACCACCTAAAGACAAGTTTCCGCCACGAAAAGGCTACACCGGCTACGACGGCAAAGACCCCGACCGTGAGACCGTGCTTCACTGGTTCGAATCCGACATGAAGTGGCGCGGGGATGCGGGCTTCAACTTGGCCGTCGTACTGCCTGAAGACATCATCGCCCTAGATCTTGACGCGCCGGACGGACACCGGGTCAAGGAAGACGGCGTTAAGACCATCGAGGCTCTGGAAAGCGAACTCGGGGCACTGCCTCCGACCGTTACCAGTTGCCACGGCAACCAGAACAATCCGTACCGGCATCGCCTGTACCGGGTGCCTACCGGACTGCACTTCGACGCCGTTGGAGGCGGCGTTGACACGATACAGCACTCGCACCGTTACCTGTGCGCATGGCCTTCCGTCCATCCGTCCGGCGAACGCTACGAATGGTATGCGGCGGACGGTTCGCGCCTCGGTCGCGTTCCCACACGTGATGACATCGCACCGTTACCGCAAGCGTGGTTGGAGCGCATGAAAACAAAGCCCGCGAAGCCGCGTGAAACGCCGGCCGGCCCCATGCCGCTCCTATCGTCGGGCGCCGACCGGAACGGCCGTTGCAAGGCCGTACAGACGGTGATGGACAAGTATATTGCCGACCCGACCTATGGGAAGTCCAGCCGCCATGACGGGTTCTGCAAGCTCGCCATGGTGTTGGCCGGTATGGAGACGGAAGGCCATCACGGCGCATGGGATACGGCGCTCGAACTGGGGGACGGGTTCGTGTCCATGGTCGCGCCGGAACGCAAGAGCGAATCGGTGGCCGCGTCCGAACGCGACGGGATTCTGAAGTCCGCGTGGGACAAGTTCGGCGGCGCGGGCGGCGGTGAGGATCCGTGCGTGACGTACCGGCGTGAGAAGCCGCGTCGCCGGTTCAAGCCAGTCCATACAGGCTCGTTCTAGAAATGTGTGGATAATGTGTCGAAGCCCCGGACTTGGTGTCGGGGCTTTTCCATACCCGCTATATTGGAAACCGTCAACAGGAAGTTGACACCAACCCACAGAAAGGAACCCACAATGCACATCGCAAGCGGAATCTGGTACACGGTCGCCGGACCAACCCAGTACCTTCTTGGAAGCGACGAAGTAAAAACCTACGCGAAGGCGGACACCATGTACAAGGTGGCCGGCGAACGCTTCCAGGGCGAAGTCATCCTCCCCGGCGCGGTACTGCTGTCCGACCCGAAACCATACGCCGGGGACGCCTACAGCATTGAAATCACGCCGTTGAAACCATTCACCCCGGACCTTTGTTCGGACGGCGAACGCCATACGGTCGTACACATGTCATACGGGACGTTCAAGGCCGAAACCGGTGTAGTAATGTCAAGCCCCATCGTTGTCATGGGCGACGGCCTGACCATGGACGCCGCACAGCTCGCCTCCTACTTCAATGCGGACGGAAGCCATAACGACAAGTGGAACGATGAGGTAGGCGAAGACAACATCGACTGGAAGATCTAGCATCCACGTCAAGAAACACTGAAGCCCGACCGGGGAACCCAATAAAACCGGTCGGGCTTCAGCATTCATCACCCAATGCGAGGGAGGCGTAAGGAGACCGCCTGCAACCTCACGTTTACCGATTATAGCAGAAACGCTAGACCATATCCGCACAAGGTGTTACACTGGTAAGTACCAACCCAATAAGCATCAAGGAGCAACCCCATGTTGACAGACATCATCCGAACCATCGTCTACGCACTCGACACCAAGGTGCTGCCACCATACGACGCCGACACCGACTTGACCAAGGCGGAAGCATACCGGTACAGCAGCATCGATGAAATCACCGACCACGGGTATATCCGAGGCAACGTGTTCCACGGCGACTATTTCGGAGACGCACCGGCAAGCGAGGCCATCCGAACCGGACGCACCTATTACGATCTCGCCACACAAGAAACATACCTCCACCCCGACAACCTATGGGTCCACGACTGCAACGTGGCGCTCATCGGCTACAAAGACGGCGGCATCGAGGTGGATCATCTGGTATTCATCGACTGCGGCCTGTACCTCACCGAGCATGAAACCGAAACCGGTATCCTCGACAGGTTCTGTGACATTGTTGGCAAAGTCAACGCCAACATCGACTGGTACCGGCTATTCGAAGACGATGACGCCTTCCAAAGTTTTATGAAAGGATTCCACCAATGAGCAAGACACGCAAGCCGCCGCCCCCTACGTCACATTGCCCGTGTTTCTTGCAGTAACCGCCATTCTAAGAGGGAACGGCGTAAGGCGGTACAAGCAGTAGGGTACGCCACCGCAACAGCCATAGCGGCGTTCCTACGGCATGAAGCCGACCGGTATTAAAGCCACCGAAAAAAACAATGAAGCCCCGATCACCACGACCGGGGCTTTCATCATATCCGAGGGAAGACTATTTGCCTTCCAGAACATCCTTAGACAGCTGACCGCCAAGCGCCTGATTCACGACCGTGTATACGGTCTGGGAAACGCCCACGACGGCGGCAAGCACGACACCCCAGCCGTTGCCGGAGAATCCACCGGTAGCTGCGATGGCGACGGTGCCGAACACGAGGGACACGGCCAGAGACACAAGACCCGTGTATTCGGACGGAATATACTTCTTGAACGCCTGCACGAACGCGGGGGTGACAAGAGCCACCATAGTGCCGGCCAGCGTGGTTGCGGCTGTGATATCCATCATGGTTCCTTTCCAAGAACAGTAGAGGCGCACCCCCTGTTACGGGATACGCCTCATATTCTACACGCCGGTGCTACCAGTATAGAACCTCACCCGGATAGATCAGAGCGGGGTTGCCGGAACGGTACCCATGGATCAGCGTGTAGCTGATGCCATACCGGGCGGCGATGCCGCTTAGCGTGTCATTGGCACGAACCACATAGGAACGCCCGTAGTTCGAAGCGTTCGAATCCGTGTACGACGGCGCGGCCTGACCACTCAGACGCGCATTCACAATCGCCATCACCTTGTCGTAGTCGCCGCCAAGACGCTGCCTACGATACGGGTCGTTGCCATAGTCGCCGCGAATGACGGCGGTGGCAAGCGCGTTGTAATCGACGGACGGTGCTGGGGTAGCAGTAGAGCCGCCGCCGTAGGTTACGATATCGCCTGCGTAGTAGCGGTTGATATCACCGCTTGGCGTATGCCATGCGGACAGGGGCCAAGCGTTGTAGGCTACAGCGAGTCCCCAGATGGTCTCGCCCCACTGCATTACGTGGCTGATGCCACCCGTATTGGTGTTGGCCGGGGGAGTGTTCGGCTGCACGGGCGCGGACGGTGTGGCCGGTGGCGTGGAGCCGCCGGTCGGGTTGGCGTACAGATCCCACTGCCATGCATCGCCGCGGAACAGATTGAGGTCAATAGGACTCCACGTGTTCACCACGCCCGTACCGGAGTACTGACGCATGGCCTCGCCGTATGCGCCGATCATCCACGGATTGGCCTGATAACCGGTCGGGCTCATATTCGCGTACTGGGCTATCCACAAACCGTACCGGTCGCGGATGTCCTGCGGGATGGGACCGGCCACCGGGCCGGTGTACAGCAATGGGCGCACACCGCCCGAAAGCCGCTCACATTCCGCCATGAAACGGCGTACCCAATCCCAATTACCCCATGCGGGGTTGTCATCCATCTCCCAGTCGAGCGCCACGATGCCGTGACGCCAATAGTTGCTGGTATTGCGGTAGAAGAATTGGGCCTCGCCTTCGGGCGAACCGCCCATGGCGTAATGGTAGAGGCCGAACCGTTTGCCGGACGCCTGCGCTTGGGCGATCATACGGTTCGCGTCGGTGTTGACGCCGGAGACCAGGCAGTTGTTGTAGACCTGTCCGGTACCCCATGTGGTGCCGACCACCACAAAGTCCGCCTGCGTGCCGGCGATATCGATGCCGCACTGCCAGTTGGACACGTCGATGCCCTGCATGTCCGCGAACGCCATGGGCGTGATCGTGAACATTGCCAGCACCGCCGCTAGAATCGCCATGAGACGTTTACGAAAACGGGTCATAGTAGAACCTCCAATCGTTAAATGGATAATCCAACTATGACCCTAGCAAACTTCCGGCCGGTACCCTAAGACCGTGGCTTACTGTCATGTTTGTCACACAGGTCGCCGAACTCGCCACGAAGTTCGTCCGGTAAATGAGGTTTCGGGTTCTCTTCGAGAATCGACATGCCGATACGGTCCGTGATCTGCGCCAACCAGTGAAACAGTTTGCGCAGATATTCGACCGCAAGCATGTAGTGATCCCGGTAGCCTTCCAGTTCACCCACCTGTTGTTCGAGCGTGCTGATACGCTCCTCCAACGGTTTGATAAGGTGTTCCGTCTGCGCGGACACGATGTCGCTCCATTGTTCGGACGTGCTGTGCCTCCATGTGACCACGGCTGAGACGATTCCCGCCAGACCGCCCCCGCCGAGTAGGAGCGCCGACCATTGGAACCATTCAGGCGTCACGCCGACACCACCTTGAACCAGTGAGGGCCGGGGTCGATGGTAAAGCTCTCCTTGAGGGTTAGTGTAATTTTACTATTGTCGAATTTGGTGGCGCTTGAGATACCAACGAAAGAGCCGTCTTCTTTACCAATGCTCTTGCCGGTGAAGTAAAGGACAAGTTCGTCAAGAAAGTGTGAAGTGAGAGTATTTCCGCTCACCATGCGAAACTCCAAGTCAATACTAGTAAAGCTGATTGCTTTTGCGATCACATAGAAACCGAACCAGACCCCATTTTGAGAATCGTAATTATATCTCGAACCGAAGTTGAGAGGCATCGGTGCGATGTTGTCATAGAAAGAGCCATTGATGACGGCCCCGGACACGCAGCCGATTGCCGCGAACAGTCTGGAATAGTCATCAATTTTGATGGTTATGTTGTCATACTTTACACCACCGAGATTGGCCATTGTCGCCGGCGCCAAGGCAAGCTGATTGTCGTGTGCCGTCAAACCTTTGGTGTTGTCGAACATGATGCCAGCGCCGTCGACGGTTTTTGCAAGCGGAACGGAACTATACGCGGACGGAGGCTCGACCATCCGCACTTCCAGTTCGTTGTTACTAGTGAACATCAAACCGCCATTACCGGAGGGCAGCTTCACCCTGACGGAGTTTTTACCTCCGGCTTGATCCACTGTGAGTCCCTGTGCCGTTTCAAGCGAGACTACACCGTTGTCAACGTTGAGTCCATCACCAACCTGCAAGATGCCCTTGCTGGTATGAGAACCGTCACCGACCGTCTGCGCGGTCGCCTTCAAGCCGCCCGCCGCATCGAACTCAAGGCCAGGGTTGTCGGCGCTCAGGTTGATGCCAACGCCCGCATCCGATGAAACAAGCCCCTTGGTGCTGTCGATAAGCACGCCCTCGCCGGCCGGACCTTTGAGACTCAGTATTCTTTGCGAACCGTTGACATGCAGTCCTTCATTGTCGTCACGGAATACAAGAAACACGCTACCATCCGCGTCCATGATGAACGCCTTGCTCGTATAGTTCGTATCAGCGTCCGGCCTTGGCGAGATGTTCCCTGAATTTTTCGCAATCGAATAGTCGCTGACCGTTGAACTGATGGCGGAGTTGAAGACGAACACAGGGAAACCGTCAACGCCCTGCGGACCGGTAGGCAAGCCCACCTCAATATTGTAATCACCGTCAGCGTTCTTGTTGGAAGTGACGGTGGCCTGCTGTCCAGCCTGAAGCGTGGTTGCCGTAATGGAGGCGATGGAAGCGCCGCGCGGCAAACCGAGATTCATGGTCTTGTCCCATTTGTCGCCCGTCAACTCGAACGTGGGAGCCTCGTTCGGCTTCAGCTCGGTCACGGTTCCGGCCGCGATGTTCGCGCCGTCAACGAGGGACTGCATGTCGTTCTTCACCGTGTTCACGCCGTCGATGGCGGCTTGCGAATCGGTGTCGAACTTATCGAGTTTCGCTTTCGAAGTGGTATTGAAATCAGCCACCGCCTTAGCTGACTTCGTGTTGAACGTGGCGATGGCGGCGTTACCGCGATCCACCACATCCTGAATCTTATCGTCGCCATGATTGATGAGATTATGCCATTCCTCCAGCGGATCCGGGTCGGTGCCGTCACCCGCTTTCAGCACGCTTTCGTCAACGATGGCGTTGAAAGTCCGCGAGCACACGATTTCATCCTTCGCGGCATTGCCGGTGCCGGTGGTCTTCTGCACTTCGATAGCCATGGCGGTATGCGAGCCGGTGAGGTTCGTGAAGGCGGCACGCGGGACGGTGACGCGGAAACCCCACGTGTTTTCACCGGTCGTGCTTGCTGACACGAATTTGCTCATAGTCTTGTAGCCGCCCGGATAAGCGGTACCGACCTTCGGGTTGAACAGTAGACGTGCGGTGAATGTGACAGAACCGGGTTCGGTCGGATCATCAATGACCTTGCCATCCTTCAACAGGCGAACCGTGATGGTACGGCCATCCACGTCGCCGCCGCTCAGCCGGATTTCGGGAATCCAGTCATTCGCACCGTCGATATCAATGTCGATGTTGCGGTAATCGTCAAAAGTAGGCATTCCAGCTACCTCCTGAGTCCTTCGAGAAACTTCGTTTTTTCTTCACCAATACTAGCAGTCAGCCAATCAGGTACGCTTGACCGTTCCGCCGTCGAACGCACCGACATGAGGGCCGTGGAGCCGCCTGCGGGCAGCTTCGGAAGTCCAAGCTGTTCACGTGCCTTGTTCTGTGCCTCCACAAGCGATTCTTTGGGGTATTCCACGGCCGCAAGCAACGAAACCCTAGACTTATCCGTATCCGCTGAAAGAGTGTCTTCCAGAGCCTTATAGAGAGGCGTGAACACGTTATCACCGGTAGCTTCGTCGTATATGTTCGGCGCGTTCTCCACGATGGTCGGCATCGCCTTCACACACTCCTCCACATCCGTGTATCCGAGAAGCATCATATAGGAGGCGATGATGGCTGGGGACGTGAGAACGAACCTGCCTCCACAGGTCGCGCCCGAAGCGTTCCTCTCGTTCGGATCGTAGTCAAGCGCGACAAGCACCTGACCATGGTTCTGTTCATACTTCATAGCCGTTCCTTTCATCAGAGAAGCACGCCAAGCGTATTGAGGTAGAAATTCACGTTGCCATCAGAGAACATCCCGGCGAAATCCCCGTACTTGATGTTCAGGTCAGACACGACATTTGGAACGCCGCCAACAGTGCCTGCCTTCCATTGCACAATAGTCGGGCTTATCTGCACAGTCCTAGGCGCACTGTTCACCCACACCTTCCAGCCACCGGCACTCGCATTGGAAACCGTAGTATCAAAGAACAGGCTGCCATCCGAGGCGATATGATCGAGCGTAGCCAAAGGTTTGTAACGTCCGCTCTTCGCCGGTTGTGCCGTGACATCAAACTCCAACCACTGGGCGGCGGCTATATGAGCGGACTCCCAATAGAAGAACTGGAATGTACCAAGGTTCGTCCAATAACCAAGCTTGCCACCGATGTACACGTTTTGCGTGTCGGAGTTAAGCTCGATGCCGAAACTGTTCGGGTTCTTCGTCTTGTCGGCTACCCACAGGGTAGCCACGTTCGGGGTGCCGCTCTGGGAGGAAAGCGAACCGGAACCAAGCCCCAGTCCGGCTCTCTTGTTCTGAAAGAAGTCGGTTCCAACCCGCATGGCATGCAAGGGCTTGTTGTTATTCTTGTCCCAGCCGATATAGGACACGTAGCCGCCGTGGTCGGCGACACTATCCCGGTTGCGGTCGAAGAACCTGATGCCGGACCCATCGGCAGAATCACCAGTGCTGGAAGTCCAATCGAAATCCGGGTAGAAGGCCGCTTCCGAATGGCCGTCCGGCGAAACGGTCTGGAACTGCCCAAGCATGTGAAGCATGTTGTTCGACAAATCCCAGTAGCTTTTCCCATCGGCGGACTGGAGCTTGCCGGCCACGATAAGGTCCGCGAGGAACCCGTCACCCGTGCCGAAAGTCTTCCAATCCCACGACCCATCCGCCTTCTTGCTGTTGGCGATACGGAAATACCCGCCGCCGAGCTGAATCGCCTTGTCGGGGTTCTGATCAATGGGCTTGTTGTATACGATGATGCCTTCGCCTGGCGTCATGTACGTCCAACCACCGGTCGCGTTTAACACCTGATTCAACCCGTCAACGACCTGCTGCATGTAGCCCGGTTTCGCGTTCACCACATCGTTCACCGCACCACTGGAAGACCACAATTGACTGACCGTGCTGTTCAGTTCGTTGTTGCGTTGCGTGTACGACTGGACGATGTTGCCAAGCGTTATCTTCATGCTTGTAATATCGCCGGTCGGGTCATCCTCGATGGCGAGCACACGGCCGCTGAGTCGAAGAGTCGGGTTGAACGTGGTATCCACGATCTGCACGCCGTCACCCAAATGAAGCTGTTGGATGTCGAAGTTAGCCAACTGGAGCGCGGCCACGTCCGCCGTGTAGGAGACCTTCGGCACGACCGACTCTTTGAGAGCGGCTTTCGTCAACGCCAACAGTTCGGACGGATCCTCGCAATCGGGGAACTCCACCGTCCCTTCGGCGTGAACCTTCGTGCCATCCGGCCCGACCACGCCCCACTGTTGGAGTGCCGTGGCATCCTCCACGTACTTCTTCCCGTTGTTGACGGATGCGAAGTCGATTTTACGGCCGTAACCACCGGTCGCATTGCCTTCGTCATCGGTCGTGGCAAGTCCTTTGCCGTATCCGTAAAGCCGCGTGTACACGTTGTCCGCGCTCACCGTCCGTTTGATGGACTGAAGGTCGGAACCGTATTCGAACCGTTTGCCGGAATCACTGCCAAGCCGACCAACATTGATAAGACGATGCTCGATATGGGTCATGTCAACGGACGGCTTCACCTCGGTCTCGAACTCCACGCCGGCCGCTTTCAGAAACGTCTGCAAGGCGTTCAACGCTGACACGTGATAATAGTTCGTCTGCACGGTGCCGGATGCGATGGTACCCAACTCCCAGCGCGTGCCCTCGATGGCCTTCGTGACCGCCTCGGTGAACGTGCCGTTATTGATACGCTTGTCATCCACATACTTCAGGTCAAGTTCCTTGATGGAATCGACGGCGTTGAACGAGGAAACCGGAATGGTGCCCGCGCGTTCGACGGAAGGCTGTGTGACGATATACTCACGGTACTTGCCTTCCGGGTCTTTGAACACGATACGATCATCCTTATCGACCGTGTTCAGGCACGTGATGGAGAGCGTGTTCGTCCCATCCGTCTTGCGGGTGCGCTTGCACTGTACGACGTTAACCAGATCATGCTTGTAATTGCCGAAACGGTCATAGACTGCGAAACGGGTCAAGACGTGCCTCCCTAGAACATCCAACGCGGCGTGTACTCCATGATGCACGTCGCCCTCGGTTTCGGTCCCGCAACCGATATTAGCAGTCGTGATGTATCGCCTGGACGAAACGGGAAGAACACGCTGTTTAACGTCGGGGCGAGGAAACCACCGGAACCTTTGATCGTATGGTTAAGCATGTCGAACGAGAGCGTGACGCCCGTATAGTATGCTGCGGAAGTCGTGCTCAGTTCCACCACCGCCTGTTCCTCTGGAAGGTTGTCATTGTCCATGTAGTAGATGCGGACCCGTTGCGCCGTGTCCACGGTGATATCCACTTTGGACGGGTAGAACTCCCTGTTACCGTAGAACAACGGAGCCTCTACTTTATAGTTCGCATACAAGTCGGACGCGCCACCGCCACCAGTGAGACGGAAACCCACCGATTCCTTGTTGTCCGCATACATGAACGGGTCATCACAGTAGACCGAGCATTTCACCGAAGCGATTGTCAATCCGCTACCCTCCCACACGTCCTTCCATGCGCCGACCGCGAGAGTACCACGAAACCACCCTTTCTGCACCCTCCATGAGACTTTCAGACTACGCCCGTGCAAGCCTCCGAGATAACGTTTCGACTCCCTGATTTCATCCAACGCGCCCACCGTGAACAACGTGAACGATATGGTGCGGGAACCGAGATACGCGCGTCCCAGCGTATCCCTCAGCGTCGTGTCATACGACCCGTTGAAACCGGGCGCGGTCGTATGTGACAGCGAGGGCGACGCCTCCCCGATTTCAAGACTGGAGCGTTCCAGCCATAAACCGTGTTCGTCTATCGGGTCGCCGTCAACGGTCAACACGAAATCACGCTCCACAGGCATGAGCGTTCGTGCGATGGGCGGGCATACACGTTTCATAATCAAACCTCCCTATCGGCCTTCAAAGCCAGCTCTTCGTCAATGTCATCGATCATTGCGATTGCGAGGTCGCGGCCTGTCGTGGTCAGCACCCACTTTTTGCCGCTCAAAGCGTTCGCCATGACAAGGCTCAACGCCTCCATGTCCACCGTACCCGAACTTCCAATACCGTTCGTACCAGTATCGTAGGAGCGTGTGGCCGTGCTGACCGTAGGTGCGGGCGTGACGCTAGATGCCATGCTGTTGACCGCACTCACGTTCGCCTGCGCATCCACGTCATTGATCGGGTCGAACAGGCCGATGATATCCGACACCGTGTCCTTCACGTCGCCAAAACTATCCTGCAAGCCTTCGTTCAAACCACCCATGATGGCGTTACCGGCCGGAACCAGCAGCTTCCTATCGTAGCTGATAGGACCCTTGTGTTCCTTGATCCAGTCGCCGATGCCACCGACGAACGATGTAACGTTCTTCCAAGCGTTCTTCAAACCGGACAGAAGACCATCGAGAATCGACTTACCAGCATTCAACAGCCACGAACCCGCGTTCGAGAAGAAACTCTTCACTATGTCTGGAAGTCCCTTCACGAACCCAATAACACCGTCCACGCCATTCTTCGCGGCGTTCTTCATATCGTTCCAAATATTGCCGAAGAACGATTTGATACCATTCCACGCACCATTCCAGAAGCTTTTGATGCCATTCACCACGTTTGAGATGACACCGGACACGGCGTTGATGGCCGCGCTCACAAGTCCCTTGATGGCATCCCAGACGCCACCGAAAATCTGCTTGATGCCATCCCACGCCTTACCCCAATTGCCGGTGAACACGCCCGTGATGAACGTGACGATACCTGTCAGCACTTCGGTAACGCCCTTGATGGCGTTCGTAATGCCTTCGATGACCGGCTGCACGTTGCTGATGATGGTCTGCGCGAGATTCACGAAAATGGGAATCACCTTCTGGATGCCGTCAAGCAACGGCGGGATTACGGTGCTCAGGAAATTGCTGATCGCGTCGAACAACGGTTGGATGGCGGGCATGAGCGTATCCACCACGGTCGTGATGATCTGCTGGATGACTGGTACCAATTGGTTGATTGCCGCACCGATTTGGTCGATGATGGCTTGAATCGTTGGCATGTTGGCCTGAACGATACCCACGATCTGATTGATGAACTGCATTAGCGGCGGTCCGACCGTGTTCACGATGTTGGCTATCATGCCGCCTATCTTGTCGAACAATCCACCGATGATGGTGCCCAACTGTGTGATGATGGGTGACACAGCCGCCTGAATACTTGTCCACATCTCCATGAATTGAGCGATATAAGGGGCCACGGTTCCAATGACTTTGGAAACACCATCGATAAGCCCTCCAAAAGCGTTGCTGAAGCCTTGAGTCACGTTACCCATGTAAGTGCCCACATTGGCCGAGATAGGGGCCAGCATAGGCTCTATGCGCGTCCAAGCATCCTTCAATGGTGTGAGAGCGTTATCGAACGCCGACTGAATCGAAGCCGGGTTGAACGCCGCCATGAACGACGCCATGAACGACGAACCGATTTCGGACGCCGTCGCCTGAATCTGCCCACCGTTAGATTGGAAGAACGAAACAACGTTCGTGATACTGTCCGCGACAGCGCTCATAGCACCAGTCACAGCCGGTTTGAAAGCATCAAGTAAAGCAGACCCCGCCTTCACAGCAGAAGCCTGAAGATTGCCCAACGCACCCTCGAACGTCTGCGTGCTCTTAGCCGCATCGACCGCCGTATCTGACAAACCTAGATCGAGAAGCGCCTGATTGAACTCGTTCGCCGTGATTTCACCGTTAGCCATGGCTTCACGGAAATCACCCGTATACGCGCCATTTTTCAGCATCGCCTCCTGAAGCTTGCCGGAAGCACCCGGAATCGCATCGGAAAGCTGATTCCAGTTCTCGGTCGTCAGTTTTCCGGCACCCGCCGTCTGTGTCAACGCCATGGACACGCTCTTGAACTCGTTCGCGCCACCACCGGCGACGGCCGTAAGATTACCAGCCGCCTCTGCTAGCTTGTCATAGTTCGGCACGCCGTTCGCCGCCAACTGTGCGGTAGCGTTACGGATATCACCAAGGTTGAACACGGTTTGGTCCGCATACTTTTGGGTGCTGTCCGTCAACGCCTTGATCTTGCTGTCATCCACGCCGGCAAACTCCAACGTGGAGGAGAACTTGTTCGCAGAATCGGAAGCGTCCACCATCTCGCCGACAAGACCGCCGACCGAATCAATGACCTTGCCGGTCACACTGGAGGCGATGCCGGCGACGGCACCCCAACCGGCGCTGAATGACTTGCTGAACCCCTCGCTCTTCTTCGAGGCGTTTTCCTGCGAGTCGCCGACGCTTTTCGTACTCGACTTGATACGCTCGTTCGTCTTCTCGACGGTGGCCGCGCCGGCCTCGTACTGCGACGTATCGATCTTGGCGTCAAGCTCGATGCTACCGATATCCGCCATAACCGCCTCCTACATCATCCACGTCTCAAACGCTTGTTCATATCGCTCTCGAAACGCTTATCCGCTTTCTTGCCCGCGACGGCCGCATTCACCGACTGTCGCATGTCCATACACGATTTTACCCGTTGCACTTCCATGACTTTTCGGCCCGCATGAAGCATACGCCGGTAAAAGTCCGGGGTCATCCGGTTCATCATGTACGCTTCGACCGCACCCCAACCATACATGATGCCGAACTCAGCCAACTCCAAGTCCACGTCATCGTAGCCACGCCGATTATCCCGCGTATGAGAAGAGCGGAAACGCTGTAGACGCTCCCGCTCTTCAGGGGTAATCATTTCACCCCAGTCAGCCATTCTTCACCTCGACGCCCAGCATGGCGAGCTTGGTCAATCGGTCCATGACCTGACGGTACACGTATTCGCTCTTCGACCTCGTGTCACGCGCCCACGCCTTGAAATCATCGTTTGGACTGATGAGCGGGACAAGCACGTCATCCATTATCTTCTGTGCCTGCATGAGGCTCTTCGGATCGGACCCAAGCCTGTCGTTGATGGACTGGATACGGTTGCGCTGTTTGAGGATATTGTAGTAATCCTTCGTGCCGACCGGACGAATCGTGTACACGGTGCCGTCGATTTCGACCCGCTTGCGGCGCAACGCCTTCGACGTGTCGAACACCGGCATGTCTTCGAGAACAACGTCATCGTCCGTAGTCTCGTAGTCTTCGAAATCAGTGGTTTCGGGTTCTTCAGCCATGATGCCTCCAAATATGAGTGAACCGCCCAACCAAGACGATTGGACGGTTCATATTATACCGGTGGTCTGGGACGCGACTACTTGGCCGCAGCGGTCACGGTGATGTGCAGCGTCTTCTTGATGGAGCCGACCGTGACGGTGGCGGTCGCGGTACCGACATTAACGCCGGCGACACGCACCTTGCCTTCATTGGTGACGGACACGGCCGCAATGTTGGAATGGTCAACCGTGACGGAAGTCGTGCGTTCGGTCGCGTTCTCCGGAACCACGCCGATTATCACGTCAGCGTTCGCGCCGGTCGCGACGGACACGGTGGCGGGGGTGAGCGTGAAATCGGTGGGGTGAACCGGAATCGGCTCATACCGACCAGTTTTCGGATTGTAGAGCGTCGGTTCGTCCAGAGAGCCTTCACCGAAGATAACGGCGGGCACATCACCGGGAATCATGCTGATCTGAAGCTCCACCTCGAACGGATCCGTAAGGTTCACGTCGAACTCACCGCCGTTGGCGATAAGCGCGTTCGGAATACGAATATCCTGAGAGGAATCCGTGTCGCACGCATTATGGATTACCACGGTGACCGGATCGGTGATACGGCACTCGTTCGCGCCGAAAGAAACCTGACCCGGCGTGTAATCGTCATCGTTCTCATGGTCAGCATACTTGAACTTGCCGGCCTTCCACAGGTTCGGGAAGATACGGCCAAGGAAGCGTACGGACGGGATAATGACAGTGATGGTGGCGGACAGTTCGTCATATGCGCCGTTCGGCACGTTGAACGTACCCGCCTGCGAACTGATTTCGGTCGTGGACGGTGTGACGGTGATGGTGCCGATTTCATCCGCAATGCACTCGGACGGAATGCGTTCGGAACCGATATACACCTCTTTCTTGCCGACCAGTCTGTATTGAGTCATAATGACCTCCTACGTAGGTTGTTTGCACTTGCAAGCGAACGACACAAAGGAAGTGCCGTCTGCCAATTACTTTACTCGATGGCCTCGTAATCCTCCAATGAAGGCAGCTTGCCAGACAACTGGTATGACACCTGAAGCGTGATGGTCTTCACCCACCGTCCTTCCGAATCAACCGCCTCCAACGTTTCCGTCTGGGACGCGGACACACTGATTAGCCTGTACGACAGTTCGATAATCGGACGACACGACAGCTCGCACATGGACGGAAGCACGTTGTCGCACCAGTCGTGGATATGAGCGTCAAGAAGCCCCTGATACACTACGTCATCGGCGCGGGTGCTTATAGTGATGGTCGCCGTCTTCACGGCATTGTTGGCCGCACCCGCCGTCATGTTCACCCATACGCCGGTATCCGCCGAAACGGAACCATCCGACAACACGGGCGACGTGCCGAACCAGATCGTGTCACCATACTTGCCAAGCCCAGCGTTCTCCAATGCGAGAGCGAAAGCCAAATCCAACATGCGATCCTCCTACATCTTGTCCGTGAAATACGAATCCGCCTTGGATTGCACGCTCTGCCCGGCACGCTTCAGATAGAAGCGGGTGGACGGGTGAAGCTTGTTCTCATACTCACGACGTTTAGCATACGGCACGTCACCACCGCCGAACGTCACCTTGCCCTTCAAACCGGATTCCATCTTGAACCTGCCCGAGTTGACTAGGACGCGGGTCTTCTTCGGCGCGTTCAACACCGCCTGTTGGTGAATGTCCGACAACATGCGTGCCAGACCTTTCCGCATGATCTGGGTGCCCTTGCTTTTCCAGCTCGGATTATAGGTGAAACGGTATCCCATCACGCACTCTTCCTTCCAGCCGGAACAGCCATCACGGACACGAACGGAAGATCGCCCAGGTCGAAATCATCACCACGGCTCACCTGATTGATACGATATCTGTGTCCATTCAACACAAGATTCATACCCAACAGCATGTCCGGGTCTGACACGTACTCAGCCGGAAGCGTACCGGTTTCGATATGGAAACGGCGTTGAAGATTCCGACTGTTGTAGTCGGTGAAATCGTCGGAAGCGGTCTGGGTCTTCACCATGACGTTCAGCACGGCCACGACCTCGCTTTTCAAACCCGGTGCGGCCGGTTTCGACAAGTCGCACGTGCTGGCCATCGCCGGAAAAAGTTCAAACGGATTGCATTCACTCACAGGTACTCAGCCTCCCCCAGCCAGTACGGACGCTTCACACACTGGTGCGGCGTATCAATCATGCCGAGCACAGTCCACCCATCACACAGCCGCCAATCGTCAAGCAACGACTGGAAGCCCTGTAACGCGCGGCCGAAAGGCGTCAACGCGGCGGAACCGTCCGTGTAAGTGACGTTCACATCCTCGATGGCCTTGCTTTTCACACGATTGTCTCCGTTGTCCGCCTTCGACAGTTCCACGATAAGACGGGCGATGAACGCCTTCACGGCATACGGGTAGTCCTTGAAACCATGCGTGCCATCCACGTACACCATCGTACCGGCCGCAACCGGATTGCCCTCTAGGGTGATAGTACGTCCAAAACGGCCCATAACGGCCCCATCCTCGGCATAAACCTCATGGTCGGGTGTAAACGTATAGGCCACGTCCTTCGAGCCGATACGGGCCTTTTTCACGTTCGTGAACCAGTAGGGGAGTTGGACGGTAAGACCGTCATGCGCCACATAGCCGACCACGTTCACGCCTTCCGATTCAGGTTCGAACGCATCACACGTGTACTTGGCGAGCGACTTCAACGCGGACGGAAGGAACACGGCGAACAGGCCGGTGAACTTCGGCTGGAACGCATCCATGTCATCCTTGGTGAAAACCATCGGGTACCTCCTTGAAAAAAAACGATTGTGCCCGCCTCCCATGATACAAGGAAGCGGGCACAAGACGGTCCTGTAAATCACGCCTTCAACGCGGCGATGACCTCGTTCACCTTCGCCACGGTGGTCGCAAGGTCCGCGTCGGTCGCAAGTGCGGTGAGCGCCGCGATTTGAGACTTGGCTTTCACAGCGGCGACGGCCTTCGCGTCAGTATAGGTGTCCGTGAAATCGAAACCTGTTCCATCGGCTTTCACGGCGATGGTCTTGCCGTTGCTGGTGGCCGCAGCGTAGGAGGCGAGATTGCCGGGCGTGATGCCGTTCGCGGCGGCGAGAACAGCCTTGCCAGTGTTGCCGACCGGAAGATACGCGGTGGCGCCCTTGTTGTCCAGACTGATGACCATGTTCTTCTTCGTCTTGTCCACTTGGAGGGCACTGTCCGCCGTGGCGAAGGCAACCGGGTCGCCGTTTTTATCGAGGAAAACAATGTCCTTGACGATATTCCCCTCGGAGCCGGAGGGCTTCACGTCAACCAGATGCGCAAGCATCGTCGCTTTGTTCGGTTCACTCATGTTGAACACCTTTCAAAAGTTCAATTCCAATGGTTCAAAGTTCAAAGGCCGGACAGTGTTTTGAACCATCCGGCCTTTGAACCATCACCGTCAGTCCTTCTTCACGATGACGGCGGCGCTGTTTTCCTTGGCGAGACCGCCACCGGCGTACAGCTCCTGCAAGTACTCGTTGGTGTTGGTCTGAAGTGCGAAGTTGGTGAACGCCTCGATGGACGTGTCGCCGACCACATCGTAGTTGGATGGCGTGAAGATGACGCCCAGAGCTTTCGCGTCATCCGTGTCATACCACCATTCCGGCGTGATGATCTGGGAGACGCCCAGCACGCCGGCCAGACCCGCATTACCCAGTGGCAGAAGGCTACGGCCGTTGGCGTCGAGGGACAGCAGCAGTTCAGCCACGGTCTCGGACTCGGTGACAAGCACCTTCGCGCCGGAAGCCTTCACCTTGGCGGCGGCACGAACGAAGTCGTACAGCAGTACGCCGTCAGCCGCATGCTCCTGAATCTTGGCGAACTTGTTGCCCGCCCACTCGGAATCCGAATCCTTCGAATCGGTGAGAATGGAACGGAAGTGGCTCATGTCCGCATCGAACGAACCAAGCACGGCCTGCTTCTCGATGGTCTGGATGATACGGTTCGGAAGCTCGGACAGCACGTACTTCACCAGAGCGCCTGGACGCTGGGTCTTACGCACATCACCCTTGTTCAGGCGAATGTACTTGTACGTGTATTCCGCGTTCAGGGCACGCTTAATAAGCGTGATGGTCTCTTCCTTCTTGTTGGTGCCGTACACGGACGGAGCGTAACCGTGGGCGCGGCCC